GTTCCTTATTCTGGATTTGAAGACCAAACTAAGTATGAAGGTGGAGTCAGTGCAAAAATTACGAATGAGGTTCGTAAAATGCATGAGACTGGATCTTTTTCTTTGGGGTCGAGTGATAGAAATGGACACACTACCATTCGTAGAGAGTTTAAGAACTTCTATCACTTTTTAAAGGGTGGTAATCCTGGATTGAGTTCAATTCGTCGTGAAACAATGTTTATCAATGTTCTTGAAGGACTTCATCCACTTGAGGCAGAGATCATTTGTCTTTGTAAGGATGGAAAACTTTCTGATAAGTATAACATCACAAAAGAAGTTGTAAGTGAAGCATATCCAGATATCATTTGGGGGAATCGTGGGTAATTATGAAGATTAAATTTATCCATGAAGATTGTGATCCATCTTTAGCAGACGATAGAAGTTTACCTTGTACTGCCTATTTGGTAGAGTACAAAAAGGATGATGTTTCTCATTATGATATTGTGATGTCGAGTAAACGAGTTGATATATTTGATCACTATTGGGACAAGTATCGTCATGATTTCGTAACCATGAATCAGACTGAAGGTAGAACCAATCCAAAGTTGTGGGGTAATAAACCACCCGAAACCAAAAAGCGAAAGTGATTCCAAAAAAAGGGCAAAAAAATCTCCGGAAAATTTTTGATCTGTAGGGTCGCTTGACTAAATAAAGAATAGGGTCTATTGTAGACCTACGTTCATCCATATGTTATCAGTCCTTTTGGCACTGACCCTTGCCCATCATGATGACGGCAACCCTTACGGGTGGCACATGAGTTGTGAAAGGTTCCTCCAACGTAGTGTGGAGATTCAAATGGACTCCAACTTAGACCAAAAGTCTAAATGGAATCTGATTGGATATCTTAAGACGAAGGTTGAAGGTCGATGCGACCAGACCTTAACATAGGACGCAAGTAAGTCGCGGAACGGATCGTTCATCCCATGATTGAATTACTACTCTACTCTTCTATTGCTTGTATTGATGCGGTTGATATGATCAATCGTATTGAGGCAAATGATAATGTAAACAAAGTAATTCGCACTGAGGTTATTGAAACCATCAAGGAAGCAACACCTGAGTGCAAATGGGACGCAAACGACTGAAGGAACGGGAGTTTATTCACCCTAACTCTTTCAGTACAATGAACACACTTACTCTCATCAAAAAGCAAATCGACAAGGCAGCAGCACTTCACGATGCACAAATTACTCATACCGCATATCGTGGTGTTGAGTATGACCAGCGTTGTGTAGAGTCCAAGGAGTCTCATGGCACCTTCTGCTACCGTGGTCGTACTTACACCAAGTAAGCTTATGCAGAACTTAACAGTCGTAGGATTGATTTCTATTGGTTGTGTTGCATTTATCGGCATGATGTATGGTGAGATGCTTCTTCTGAATAGGAAGTAAATGCAGAATTACACTTATCATCATGATGATAAGGATAAAGATAGTAGAGAACCAGCATGTTATCAACTCACATATAGAGGAGTTAACTACTGGTCTTGTTATCGAATCCACTTGGATGAATGGTTTGAGAAACTATTCAAAACCACGTATAATTGCAGAGATTTAAAAGGGAGGTAAGTCCTCTCTTTTTTTATGTGTACAGGGGGTTGACTACCCCCTTTTTTATGTGTAGAATTGGTCTAGTAATCATCACATAGATGGATAAAGAAAGACTTAAATTAATCGTTAGGAATTTAGAGTTACTTGTCGATGGGTTGAAGTCGGAAGTATACTCTGATGTTGATGCATACACTAATAAGTCAGAAAATTTTGACGACCCAATTGAATATCAAGCAGATTATGATGAGATATTCAACGATGATGACGGATACCCAGATTGAGGATTTATGCAGCAAACGGTAAAACTTATCAGTGTCACTCCAGATGCTGAAAAACACATGGCATATTGTGCCCGTGTATCAAATCCAAATAATCAAGAAAACGAAAAGTTCTCTGGTCTTCTGCGGTATTGTGTAAAACATCAGCACTGGAGCATCTTTGAACAGGCATATATGACCTTGGAAATCAATACTACCAGGGGACTGGCAGCTCAAGTGCTGCGCCATCGCTCGTTCACATATCAAGAATTTTCACAACGGTATGCTGATTCTACCTTACTCGCAGAGACGATTCCCCTTCCAGCACTTAGAAGGCAGGACACAAAGAATCGTCAGAATTCTATTGACGACATTGACCCGTTCACAATTCAGAAGTTTGAAATGCTGATGCAACAGCACTTCAAGCAGTCAATGGATTTGTATCAGAAAATGCTTGAAGAGGGGATCGCAAAGGAGTGTGCTCGCTTTGTGCTTCCTTTAGCAACACCGACAAGACTATACATGACAGGATCAGTGCGCTCATGGATCCATTATATTGACCTGCGTTCTGCTAATGGAACACAAGCAGAGCACATGGAAATTGCAAACCTGGCAAAGGAAATCTTTATTGAACAATTTCCTGCCGTTGCAGAGGCAATGGAATGGACCAACTAAATAGTTACTTGACACAATATTAGAATGGCAACATATCCTGTTATTAATACTCAGACTGGTGAGCAAAAAGAAGTGAAGATGAGTATTCACGATTGGGACCAGTGGTGCAAAGACAACCCTGACTGGCAACGTGACTACTCTGACCCATCAACTGCACCAGGTTTTGGTGAAGTCGGTGACTTCCAAAACAAACTCATTAAAAACCATCCTGGTTGGAATGAGGTGCTAGCAAAAGCATCTAAGCAACCTGGAGCAAGAAATTTGAAGATTTGACATGCCAAGAAGAAAGAAGAACAATCATGAGCAACCCATTGGGGTTGGAATGACTGCGAAAAAGATGAAGAGAAAGAGACCGATTAATTCGGATCTTTTGATTGATGTAGAACCCTTAACAGAAAATCAAACTAAACTGTTTGAATCTTACAAGTCTGGTAAGAATGTTGTTGCATATGGTGCAGCAGGAACGGGTAAAACATTTATCACTCTATACAATGCCCTCAAAGAGGTATTGGATGAAATTACTCCATATGAGCAAATTTATGTTGTTCGTTCTTTGGTAGCAACTAGAGAGATTGGTTTCCTACCTGGAGACCATGAAGATAAGTCTTCTCTCTATCAGATTCCATACAAGAACATGGTCAAATACATGTTCCAACTTCCTACCGAGGTTGACTTTGAAATGTTGTATGGTAATCTAAAGCAACAAGAAACAATTAAGTTTTGGAGTACATCATTTGTTCGTGGTACTACTCTTGATAATTCAATTATCATTGTAGATGAATATCAAAATATGAATTTCCACGAACTTGATAGTATCATCACCCGTGTCGGTGAAGATTCCAAGATTATGTTCTGTGGTGATGCACGTCAGTCAGACTTGACAAAAGCAAATGAGAAAAATGGAATCGTTGATTTCATGGACATCTTGAGAAAAATGCCATCTTTTGATATAATTGAATTTGGCATCGAAGATATTGTACGTTCTGGTCTTGTCAAAGAATACTTAGTTGCAAAGATTGAATCTGGTTATTGATGACTTTTAATCATGTTGATTTGAATCTCCCAAATCTTGAACGGGAGACTATTGATGGAATTCGTTTCTATAAAGTTCCACTGAGTGATGAACTTCTTAAACTGGTTTCCATCACATCAGTAACTAGTCATAAAAATCGTCAGTTTTTTGCGGAGTGGAGGAAAAAGGTAGGAGCAGAAAAAGCAGATAAGATTACCAAACAAGCAACCAGTCGTGGTACTGATATGCACAGTTTGGTTGAAAATTATCTCCTTAACATCCCTGAATTACCCAAGGTTCCTCCACTCCCAGAGTTTCTTTTTAAAATTGCAAAAGAGAAACTAGACAAAATAGATAACATTCATGCACTTGAAAGTTCACTTTATAGTAAGTACTTGGGTATTGCAGGAACAGTTGACTGCATTGCTGAGTATGATGGAGAACTCGCAGTAATTGACTTCAAAACCTCCAAGAAACCTAAACCTGAGGAATGGATTGAACACTATTTTGTTCAGTGTTGTGCATATGCGTGTATGCTCTACGAACTAACTGGTATCAC